ATGCGAAGAAGATGTTTACAGACAAGGTTGTGCCAATATCAGTTAACTACCCGTTTTTCTTCAAGCCCATACAAGATGGTATGGATAGACCAAAAACAGAGTTAGCTTATAGGGTTCCAGCATCTAAGCTTACTAGAAGAAGCATAACCTCAGTAGATAAACCCGAAGAATTAGAAGGTTTAGATACAACTATAGATTGGAAAAACACTGGTGACAATAGTTATGATGGTGAAAAATTAAAGCTATTAGTACACGATGAAAGTGGAAAATGGGAAAGACCTAACAATATTCTAAACAACTGGCGAGTAACTAAAACTTGTCTCAGGCTTGGTTCTAGAATTATAGGTAAATGTATGATGGGCTCAACGTCGAACGCTTTAGATAAAGGTGGTGAGAACTTTAAAAAACTATACCATGCATCAAACGTCACAAAAAGAAACCGCAACGGACAGACTAGTTCGGGACTATATTCTTTGTTCATACCTATGGAATGGAACTACGAAGGATTCATTGATTCTTATGGGGCACCTGTATTCGACACACCGGAAAAAGAAGTTTTAGATCCTTTTGGTGATGTTATAAATCAAGGTGTAATTGACCATTGGAACAATGAAGTAGAAGGGTTGAAAGACGATCAAGACGGGTTAAACGAATACTACAGACAGTTTCCGAGAACAGAAGAGCACGCGTTTAGAGACGAAGCAAAAGAATCTTTGTTTAACTTGACTAAAATATACGAGCAAATAGACTATAACGCTGATTTAAAAAATACAGCCGCTGTAACAACAGGTAGTTTTGCTTGGGAAAACGGAGTGAAAGATACCAGGGTAATATTCTATCCAAACAAGGATGGTAGATTTAAAATATCTTGGACACCTCCAGTTAATTTACAAAATAGAATTATAGTAAAAAACGGTATCAAGTACCCAGGTAATGATCACTGTGGAGCTTTTGGATGCGATAGCTATGATATATCTGGAACAGTTGACAAGAGAGGCTCTAACGGATCTTTACATGGTCTTACTAAATTCTCTATGGAAAACGTACCACCTAACTTGTTCTTTTTAGAATACATAGCTAGACCTCAAACTGCTGAAATATTTTTTGAAGATGTTCTTATGGCTTGCGTATTTTATGGCATGCCAATACTAGCGGAAAATAACAAGCCAAGGTTACTGTATCATTTTAAAAGAAGAGGTTATAGAGGTTTTTCAATGAATAGACCTGATAAAGTATACAACAAGCTGTCTATAACTGAGAGAGAAATAGGTGGGGTACCAAACTCCAGCGAGGATATGAAGCAAGCTCACGCCGCGGCTATTGAAACATATATAGAAGAAAACATAGGTAAAACAGCCGTTGGTTATGGGGATATGTATTTCCAGAGAACATTAGAGGATTGGGCTAAGTTTAACATAAACAATAGAACAAAGCACGATGCTTCTATTAGCTCAGGCTTAGCTATTATGGCGTGTAATAAAAACAGGTATACTCCTGTAGCTAAGAGAGAGCGTAAGAAAATAGATTTAGGTATAAAACGATACGATAACAAAGGTACATCGTCAAAAATTATAAGATAAATGAAAGTATACACCAATACTAATAGCTCTTTCCCTAGCCAAGTGGTTAGTGATGAAGTTAAAGCAAGCTTAGATTACGGGGTTCAAGTCGCTAGAGCTATCGAGGGAGAGTGGTTTCAAGAAGGTCGTTCTGGTAATAGATATGCTCAGAGCTACAGCAACTATCATCAACTTAGGTTATATGCTAGGGGCGAACAATCAATAGCTAAGTATAAAGACGAGTTATCGATAAATGGAGATTTATCTTATTTAAATTTAGACTGGAAACCCGTACCAGTCATACCTAAGTTCGTAGACATTGTTGTTAATGGAATGTCTAATAAGTCCTACGATATTCAAACAGTAGCTCAAGATCCTTTTTCTATAGAGCAAAAATCAAAATACGCCAAAGCTGTTTCTAGGGATGTAAATATGAGACAGACGCTGGAGAACTTTAAGACTGATCTTGGTTTAGATTTATATAACGTCTCTAATCCTAGCGATTTACCAGCTAGTCAGGAAGAATTAGATCTTTACATGCAAATGAGCTATAAACAAACTGTTGAAATAGCAGAGGAAGAGCTCATAGATAATACATTAGCTTATAACAGATATGAGGAAACTAAAAGGAGATTAGCTTATGACTTAACTGTTTTAGGGATATGTGCTACTAAAACGAACTTCAATAGAGCAGAAGGTATAAAGATAGAGTATGTAGACCCTGCCTACATGGTATACTCATACACTGAAGACCCGAACTTTGAAGATATTTATTACGTTGGAGAAGTTAAGTCCATAACTATAGCTGAACTAAAGAAACAGTTTCCAGATATATCTAAAGAAGAACTTGAGGCTATACAGAAAATGCCTGGTAATTCACAGTATATAACAGGCTGGGGTAATTACGACGAGAACACCGTACAGGTAATGTACTTTGAATACAAGACGTATCAAGATCAAGTATTTAAAATTAAAAGAACAGAAACTGGTTTAGAAAAAGCTATTGAAAAAACAAGCGACTTTAACCCTCCAAGTAACGATAACTTTGAAAGAGTTTCAAGAACTATAGAGGTTTTGTACACAGGAGCTAAAGTACTAGGTAACAATCATATGCTAGAATGGAAACTAGCAGAAAACATGACAAGGCCAACAGCTGATTCAACTAAGGTAGAAATGAATTACTGTATTTCAGCGCCTAGAATGTATAAAGGTAGAATTGAGTCTATTGTAAGCAGGATTACTGGGTTTGCTGATATGATTCAGTTAACTCATTTAAAATTACAACAAGTAATGTCTAGAATAGTACCTGATGGTGTGTTTTTAGATATGGATGGTTTAGCAGAAGTTGATTTAGGTAATGGTACAAACTATAACCCAGCAGAAGCGCTTAATATGTATTTCCAAACTGGTAGTGTTGTAGGTAGATCACTTACACAAGACGGAGGTATTAATGCTGGTAAAGTTCCAGTACAGGAATTATCTTCTTCGTCTGGTCAAGGAAAAATACAGAGTTTAATTGGTACTTACGAGTATTACTTAAAAATGATTAGAGATGTAACTGGATTAAATGAAGCTAGAGATGGTTCTATGCCTGATAAAGATTCTTTACTAGGATTGCAGAAGCTAGCCGCTAATGCGTCCAACACAGCTACTAAGCACATATTAAACTCTTTGCTGTATGTTAGTCTTAGAATCTGTGAAAACATTAGTTTAAAAGCTGCTGACGCTATAAAAAACCCTCTACTTAGAAATTCTTTAGCTAACTCCATAAGCACTTTTAACACTAATACTCTTCAAGAGCTTATAAACTTACAACTCCATGATTTTGGTATACATCTACAGTTAGAGCCTGAAGAAGAGGATATTGCTAAATTAGAACAGAATGTTCAAATGGCATTGCAGACACAAGCTATATCATTGTCAGATGCTATTGATATCAGAGAAATAAAAAACACAAAATTAGCTAATAAGTACATAAAACTTAGACAGCAACAAAAATTACAAAGAGAGCAAGAGCAAGCTCAGGCAAATATACAAGCCCAAGCTCAAGCAAACGCACAAGCAAGTGAGGCAGCTGCCATGGCTGAAGTTCAAAAACAAC